TTTCCTTGGACAAACAGATGATGCAAGTAAAAGCAACAACGAAATAAAAAGTATATTAGAAGCAGTAGAGAAATTACATGAGCAAAATAAAAGTAGCTGAATTATTTTACAGTATACAAGGAGAGGGTCGCTACATGGGTGTGCCTTCGGTGTTCTTGAGAACATTTGGCTGCAACTTTACTTGTGCAGGATTTGGATTGCCCAAAGGTATGCGTAGTGATGAGAATGATCGGGTGTTTGAACAGCACAAACAATTTCCTTTTAAGAAGTATGAAGAGTTGCCTTTGGTGAACACAGGCTGTGATTCATATGCATCATGGGATCCGCGATTCAAAGAGCTGTCTCCCATGCTGACATCAGATGCTATTGTGGAAAGAACGATGGAGATATTGCCTCACAAACGATGGGTGGATGAACATTTCATATTCACAGGTGGTGAGCCATTACTAGGTTGGCAGAGATCATATCCGGATGTGTTGGAGCATGCCAAGATGCAAGATCTAAAGGAGATCACTTTTGAGACTAACGGCACACAAAAGTTACACAAAGATTTCAAAGATTATCTCTCTCAATGGAGCAAGAAGAATGGCAGAAGCCGAGAATCCATAACATTCTCTGTGAGTGCAAAATTGAGCGTGAGCGGAGAGAAGAGACAAGAAGCAATATTGCCTGAAGTGGTGGCAGAATATGGTGATGTGGGTCATGTGTATCTTAAATTTGTGATCGCTGACATCGATGATGCCTATGAAGCCATAGAGGCTGTGAAGGATTATCGAGCAGCAGGATTTCGAGGATCAGTATATCTGATGCCTGTAGGTGGAGTAGAAAATGTCTATCATATGAATAACAGGAGAGTGGCAGAACTGGCAATGAAGATGGGATACAGATATAGTGATAGATTACAGGTGCCACTGTTTAAGAATGCTTGGGGAACTTGAAAATAATACTTTAAACATTGCCTATCAACCTGGTTTCCATGGAAATTATCTAAGATATTTTTTAGATAGATTTAGTTTATTAACACCTGCGATTACAGAAAGTCCATTTGTAGGAAGCGGAAATTCTCATAATAATAAAATAAAATATTCAAAATTAATACATCTATATCATCCTGATGTTAAAGGACACAGATTTATAAAAGAAGATCAACCACATATTTTTATAACTATTGAAGAAAAGGATCTTTTATATCTATATAGACATTTGCATACACGCCAGGAAGAAGAAAAAGGAAGACCGGATATTCGTATAAAAATAGATAATAATACAGTAAAGTTTTCATCTTATCTTGAAAAAATTTACTCTAAAAAATTAAAAGATTTATACAAATATGATTCTAGTAACGCGGTAGGTATACCTAAATTTATTTTTAGAGATCTTGTAAAAATAAATTTCTTAGACACAAAAAACGACGAAATTTTATACAACAACATATGTTTCAGAAAAAAATCTCCAAGTAATACTCTTTTTTTTCCTATCTCTGCATTTTGGGAATTTGACGATTTTTTTAAAAATATAGAAAAAATAAATCAAAAATTTAATTTACAAGTAGAGATAAATGATCAAGCAAAAGATCTACATAAACAATTTTTAAATACAAGAAAGAATTATGATACTAAAGATCGAACAAAAACAATTATTGATTGCATAACAAACCGACAGAATTATGATCTCAGTACATTGGATATATTTGAGGAAGGCTATCTCTCAGCATGGATAGAATCAAATTTTAAATTTAAAATTATACCAAATACAAACTCTTTCTTTAAAGACGTAAATGAATTACTTGAATATTTGGACTGGTATCCCCAACATTATCAAGCAATGAACCCTAATTTACCAACTTTTAATGGTATTCCTAATCCTTTTTATTTGCATAAAAATGGAAAATAAAGTATAATATATTTTATGAAAGTTAAAAAAACTAAAAATACAAAAGTTCAAAAGAGTGAAGAACCTATGGTCAAGGTTCTGCAAGTGAATGTGAATCCAGAGAATCCAAGAAATGGATTCTTTGAACTGGACTGGAATGATGAATTCGTCAATATGTTGAAACAGAACGGTTACACAGGAGCTTCTGAAGAAGAGATTGTGGATCGTTGGTTTCAAAGCCTGTGCAAGACCATCGGCAACGAGCAGGGCATAGACATAACAGGTGCAGGTTATGTGCAAATCAATCGAAGAAACGACGGCAAGACTGAGGTATCTTAGAGTATGACCCATATATTGGTCGATACTGCAAATACTTTTTTCCGGGCGAGACACGTGATACGTGGAGATGCTTCTGAGAAGATTGGTATGGCCATACACATTACTCTAAACTCTATCAAGAAAGCCTGGAATGATTTTGACGGCACTCACGTGGTGTTCTGCTTGGAAGGACGCAGTTGGAGGAAGGACCACTATGCTCCTTATAAAAGAAATCGAAAAGAATTAGCAGATGCAATGACTGCCGCAGAGCAGGAAGAGAACAAACTGTTTTGGGAGTGCTATGATGATTTTGTGGATTTTATTAGAACTAAAACCAATGTTACAGTACTGCAAAATGGCAGATGCGAAGCAGACGATCTCATAGCTCGTTGGATTGATCTTCACCCGGATCAACAGCACGTGATCATCAGCACAGACAAAGATCTCAATCAATTGATAGCAACCAATGTGCGACAATACAATGGTGTCACAGAAGAGACTATAACAGTGGATGGCTATTTCGATAAAAAAGGCAATCCTGTTATAGATAACAAAACCAAAGAGCATAGAAAAACAGAGAGTCCAGAATGGACAATATTTGAAAAAGCCATGAGAGGTGACCCATCCGATAACATATTTTCAGCATACCCGGGTGTGCGTAAAAAAGGTACCAAAAGCAAAGTGGGCTTACTAGAAGCATTTGAAGATAGGCTCAACAAAGGTTATGCTTGGAACAATCTCATGTTAAGTAAATGGGTAGATCCGGAGGGTGTAGAACATAGAGTTATGGACGATTATGAGCGTAATAGATTACTGGTTGATTTACATGCACAGCCAGAAGCCATTATACAAGAACTGGATCAAACAATTGCTCAAGCCAAAGCAGAAAACAAACAGATATCACAGGTGGGCATAAGATTCATGAAATTCTGTGCCAAATATGACCTACAAAAAATCACAGAACAAGCACAATTGTATGTGGAACCATTCAATGCGAGATTAGCATGACCATGCGAGCAAAAATATTAGTAAAAGATAAATTTTGGATAATTGAAGAGAATGGTCAAAAATTGGGCACACTGCAGAAGAAAGATGACGATGGTTGGATCTTCCTAGGCAAGAAAGATCAGAGACAAGAATATCCCACACAAGAAAGTCTATATGCACGATTTGGATCGGGTATATTTGCATCAGATATCTCAGTGCCTGCAAACGAACCCAAAACAGAAGAGAGCGAATGGCATGTGCATGGATATCCCTGCTCGCAACAGCCGTATAATGCCATGTTTGATGTGCAAAAACAACTGCCAATTTACACCAAAACACCCAAAAGCCGAAGCCTATTTTGCGCAGGTTATTACATCATTGATTTCCCCAAAGGATGGAGGAAGGCCTACTGTCCCAAGGTAATTACACTACAGCGATATGCCTACCGAGGGCCTATCAAAACCAAAATAGAAATGCAACAGATATTGAATAATGCAATCAAAGAACAAAATACAGACACAACCCATTGAAGATTTCATAGCAAGAGTACGAACTGCTAAGTCAAAACAGGACAAAAATATTACTCTAACCATACAAGATGCTGATCGTTTGGCGGGCAGTTTGAGCCAGACCATGACTCGATTGGTATCTGTTCAGGAAGAGATAATTGAAGCGCTAAAAACAGCACAACAGGCGCAAACGATCAACATCGAAATGGACGGCGGAAACTTTTCTAAATAGTTTATCTGGTAAAAATTGGTAAATACTATGATAGATTATGTCAAGACCAAAGCCCACAGTGCTGTTATCAATCAGCAATAAAGAGACCTACAAGCAAGAAGAAGTTCTGGCTGCGGAGGGAATTTGGGCGGTATTTTATGATGGCAAGCCAATCAATCTAAAAAGTTCCAGTTTGGTAAGCAATTATCCAGGTCCTAAGTACAAGAAAGTTTCTTTTTCCAATCCTGGACATGCGGAGAATCTAGCTAAAAAATTAAACACCATGCACAAGACTGACAAATTTGGTGTGTACCTATTAAAGACCGGCGAAAAATTTAAAAGATAATTAACAGTATGGACGTCAAGACCGCCTATACTCGCACCTTCATGCAACTGCTAAATCAGCCTGATCATGAAGAAACTCTCAAGAGTTGTTATTACACCTGGTGGCAAAATGTAAGAGAAAGCTACCAAGCAAGATCTTTGCGATTGACTAAATCAGGATTGGATATTGTAAAACGATTGGAAATTAAAACCTATACAATCAAATTCCCAGATAAGATTATTTTTACACCGCAAACTTTCCTATGGTTGGACGAGTTTGTAGACTGTCCATATTTCGTAGATAAAAAACAGATCGTGGTCACAATGGAAAAAATGGCCCTGCAATTGATGATGTTTGCCGGAGATGTGACCAAATATGGCTTGGCTCGTGCAATGAGCAAGATGGACGAGCAAAAAAGTCAATAAAATCAGTGGCTTATACCCAATTGACCTTATGTCATTTTATGCTATAATGATAGTATAAACAAATTTTAGAGAGGTCTAAAAATGGTGAGCAAAAAAGAAAAGGGCACAGCGGTTGGCTCTCAAAACAGAACCGTAACTCCAAATGAAGCAAAGGCAGCACTGGCACATTGCCTGCAATTACAAAGACCACTGATGATGTGGGGTGCACCTGGTATTGGTAAATCTGACATCGTCAAACAGGTCGCAGAAGAACAAAAAAGACAAGTGATTGATATTAGGTTGCCATTGTGGGAACCCACGGACATCAAAGGTATTCCCTATTACAATTCCAAAGAAAACAACATGGTATGGGCTCCTCCGGCAGAATTGCCCACAGATCCCAAATCCACAGCCGTCATATTCCTGGATGAATTAAACTCAGCGGCTCCTGCTGTGCAGGCAGCGGCTTATCAGCTGATCTTAAATCGCCGAGTGGGACAGTATCACCTACCCGAAGGTGTTGCGATCGTGGCAGCCGGCAACAGAGACGCCGACAAAGGCGTCACCTACAGGATGCCAGCACCATTGGCGAACAGATTCGTACACATTGAGTTGAGAGTGGACTACGAAGACTGGATGCAATGGGCAACTCTGAACAGAGTACATCCTGACGTGGTAGGTTATGTGACATTCGCCAAACAAGATTTATATGATTTTGATCCCAAGGGATCATCACGTTCTTTCGCAACTCCAAGATCATGGAGTTTCGTCAGCCAACTTCTATCGGACAGCCTGCCTGAAAGTACGCTCACTGAC